ATGCTCCGCTATCTCTCGCTGTTCGCGGTAGGTCTGGCCACCGGCTACGCCTGGGGCTGGATCGACGGCCTAGCGGCCTCCCTGGCTTTTTGAGGACTGCACGAATGGAAGGCTCTGTATCGGTTCAAGTGTGCAAGACCTGGGTCCAGAACGCAGACGGCACGGTCGGCTGTACGCACCTTGAGTGGATACAGACCTACCTGCTGCCGCCTGAGGCAGAGGGCTATTTGACTCTGCTGATGGGTGGTTTCGACCCGTCGGCCTTCCGCCTCGGCTTCGCCGGGACCATCGGGCTGTTCGCCGTTGGTTTGGGGGCTGGCTTGATCATTTCCGCCATGCGCAAAGCGCGCAATTAATGAGGTTCCAATCATGGAAAAAATGAAAACCCTGTTCCGCAACGCTTCCATCGCCACCGTCGGCCTGGCCGTGGCCAACGTCTCCTTCGCCGACTCGCTGATCGACGAAACCACCAAGGAAGTGCTGACCCAAGCCGGCACCGACGGCTCGTCCGTGGCCAAGCTGGTGATCGCCGCCGTGGCGGTGCTGGTCGGCCTCGCCCTGGTTATCGGCGCGATGCGCAAGGCCTGACGTGATCTGGTCTCTCATGCTGGGTGCGTTCATGGCCTATTCCCTGATTTCAGGGCTCAAGGTCGGGCAATACCAGTAGTGGCGACCGAAACGGAAGCCCCCTCCGGAGTTTCCGGCAGGGGGCTTTTTTGCTGAACGGGGAACGTTATGAGGAATCGGCTGACGTGGCTCTTTTTGCTGTGCTTGGGGCTGGGTTGCTCCGGCTTGAGTGCGGCGCCCTATTCTTGGAAGGTTGCCGGATATGACGTGGCAGAGCCTAGTGCCGCAGCTGCATGCGAAGCCGCTAGGGTCCTCGCGGATAGAAACTCGTCCTGGCAATTCGTCGAGGCCCATGTGGCACGTTTGAATGGAGCCGAGGGCTTTTGTTACGTCAAGTATGTTGATCGAAACAATCCGAACAACGTTAGGGAGTGTTCGGACTGCGATAACTGGAGGCTTTTTCGCTCGGGTGACTCCTGTCCAGCCGACACCGAATACAACAAAGAGACCGGCGAGTGTAAGGAGAACAAGTGCAAGATTCTCCAGGGCTCGCTGTATGAAAAGGGCGGCCACCAAGCGCCCATTCCTCGCTTCATCAACTACCTCGGCTGCGAGATTGCCGTCAGCGCGATTGACGGCTGTATCGGCCCCGCTGAGGGCGAAACCGGTGGAACCTTCTGCCGGGTCATCGGCTCGTTCACCGGCAACTGGTTCACCTCCAATGGCTCCTGTGCCTTCGGCTGCGACGTGGGTCCGGGCGACGGTCCGCCTCCGGGTGGTGACGGCGGCACTGGGGGCGATGGTGGCAGCAACCCGCCCGGCGGCGACGGTGGAAGCGACGGCGGCACCAAGCCCGGTGGCGGCGACAACGGCTCCAGTGGCGGCGGTGGAGGAGGTGGCGGCGGCGGTGGCGGCAACCCTCCCGACGGCAATGGCGATGGCGATGGCAACAGCGGCGGCGATGGTGACGGTTCTGGTTCCGACGGCGGCGCTGGTAGCGATGGCGGCGACGGCTCCGGCGGGGGCGGCCTGAAAGAGCCGAAGCAAGGTTCCTTCGACAAGACCATCAAGGAATACGACGACGCCATTGCCAAGGCGCAAAAGGACTTCCAGGAACTGCAAGGCAAGTTCGAAAGCGTCCTCGCTTCCAAGTTCGATATTCACCTGGGCACCGGCGGCGGCTCCCTGCCGTGTTGGGACTTTACCGCCCTCGGCCAACGCTTCGACGTCTGTCTGACCGAATACGCCAAAGAACTCTCCGTCATCCGCTACGTGGTGCTGTTCATCGCCGCGATCCTGGCCGGATGGATCGTTTTCTATCGCTCCTGAGGAAACGCCATGGACATTCCCTTTCTCTCCGACATTCTCGCCTGGATGCAATCCCTTTGGGACTTCCTCTACAGCGGTGTCTATGACTTCGTCACCGACGCCTTTGTCCTGCTGACCAAGATGGCCATCAAGGGCTGGTTCGAGATGCAATTGTTCGTCGCGGAAATCGGCTACAAGGCCTTCAAGGAGGTCGTCGGCGGCATCGGTATCGGCTCGACCATCACGTCCTATTACTCGTCCCTGGACGGCGACCTGCGCTCGCTGCTGGCGTTCTTCGGCCTGCCGGACGCGGTGAACATGATCTTCGCCGCCATCGGCACGCGCTTCTCCATGTCCTTCATCCCCTTCATAGGTAAGTGACATGGCGATCAAGATTCATCACGGCCCGAACGGCTCCTACAAGACCTCCGGCGCGATCCAAGATGACCTGATCCCCGCGATCAAGAAGGGCCGCGTCATCATCACCAACGTGCGCGGCCTGACCCGCGAACGGATCTTCCAGGTGATGCCGGAGACGCCCTCCAGTTGCGACGTCATCAACCTCGACCTCGAGGACCTGGATGACATGGAAAAGATGCGCACCTGGTTCATGTGGGCGCCGCGTGGCGCGTTCATCATTTTCGACGAAACCCAACTGATCTTTCTGAAGTCCTGGCGCGAAGCCGACCTCAAGCGCTTCGACTTCCCGGACGGCCCGGAAGCGGCCAAGGCAGCCGGGCGGCCCATGGGCTGGCTGGATGCCTGGACCCGGCACCGGCATTTCAACTGGGACATCATCCTTACCACGCCGAACATCGCCTATATCCGCGACGACATCCGCATGACGGCGGAAAAGGCCTATCTGCACTCCAACCTCGCCGTCATTGGCATTCGGGGCCGCTACAAGGAAAGCCAGCACTCGGCGCAGGACAACAAACCGCCGGCCCGCGACGTGATCGTCGAGATCAAGAAAATCCGCCAGGAGACCTTCGCCCTCTATGAATCGACAGCCACCGGCTCCGTCACCGACACCATCGCCGGCAAGAGCCTTTTTAGACAACCTAAGATTCTTCTATTCATGGCAATTCCGGCCCTTGCTATTGGGTCTGTGGTTTATGACGGCGGACCTCGTCTGCTCATGGGCGACCCTGTATCGTCGCCTGCTGCTGGAACTGCTGCGCCTGCTCAAGCCGGTCCTGCTGTGGGTGCTGCGCGTGCTGTTGGTGCGGCTGGTCCTGATGCTGCTGATGATGTACCTGGGCACTCAGGCGTTCCGGGCGCTGCTCCTGTAGGCCATCCCTTCGCCGGCCGCGACTTCATCGTCAAGGCAACCCTGCTGTCCGCCTCCGGGCGCCGCACCTATCTGTTCGCCGTCCGGGGCCAGGATGGCAGCGAATTCACTCTCACCGATCGCGACCTGACCGATACCGGCTATGCCGTGGTGCCGCGGGGCAACTGCGCCGCGGAACTGAGCTTCAAGGGCGGTTGGTCCGGCTATGCCGCCTGCGCGGGGCGTAACGCCTTGGGCAATGCGCCGCCGGCTCAGGCCGCCGCGCCGAACGTACCGTCCGCCGCCGCGAACAGCGCCGCCGTGCGGGTGACGGTGGTTCCCGACACCAGCCGCTTGCCGCGCTCGTTCAACTGAGGGGGAGCCGATGAACTGGACAAGCTATTTCGCCGCTCTGGGGCTGGTGTTCCTGGCCTATCTGGCGGGCTTTTTCTTCGCGGTGGTGGTGACGCCGACGGGGCCGGTATGGCCGCTGTAGCCGGCCTGGCCGGGGCGCGCGCGAACGGCTCGTCTCGGAGTGAGCAAGCGCCACGGCGGGGCCGGCTGACGCCCCTGTAACACGTCAGATAAGCACCCCGCGATTTGGACATTAATGGACATTGTTAGGTGAAACCATGAAGAAAGTGACCCATCAAAACCGCCTCCTGCTGCAACCCGACGGGCAACTGCTGGACTCCCCCAAGGGACGGCTCTTCGTTGATTCCATGACGGGGGCGTTCACCGACCTGTCAGGCGTGCGCATTCTGCGTTGCGGCGTGGATACGGTGCGGCAGTTGTACAACGGCAAGCTCCGGCCGGAAGTGATGGCGCTGTTTGACCTCTCGGTGGATGTGGTCGAGTTCGCCGGCTACGAGTGGTCCAAGGGCCGCATCGGTCGCGACTCCGGCTATCAGTACCGTCTGCAGAACGCAGAATTGGGGCTGATCCTGCTGATCAAGAATCACAACATCAAGGTCGATACCCTCGGCTCGCACCTCAAGATCGAGGTATCGCCTCACGCCCTCGATGGCGCCGATCCGCGCATCCTCCAGGGCGTGCTGGATGACTTGGCCGCTGCCGTGCTGAGCCACTGCGAAACCAACCAAGCCGCTGTGCATATCGCCCTGGACGTGCAAGGCTGGAAACCGCCTCGCGATCTGGTGGACCGCATGCATTGCCGCTCGCGTCGGGTGCGGCAAATCAGCGGGATCGAGCGGATCGAGTTTGACGGCAACGCCTCGGTCTACGGGCGTGGCGAGACGTACATGTTCGGCTCGGCCAACGGCCTGCAACTGTCGATCTATAACAAGACTCTCCAGGCTCGGGCCACCGACAAGCTCGACTATTGGGAAAGCGTGTGGGCGACTCTGAACGGGGATCCGTTCGGCGATGGCGACCCGGCCTATAACCCCCTGGAAACGGTGTGGCGGCTCGAATTCCGTTTCCATCACTCCATCGTCCAGCAGTTCTCCGAAGGCTCGCGTATGGCCTCCGGGGAGGTCATTGGCTGCCGCACTTATGAGGGCCTCTGCCCGCACCTGCAAGGGCTGTGGAACTACGCCTGCGAAAGCTTCAAGCTGCTGAGCCGGACAGCGGTCTACGATCCCTTCTGGAGCCTGATCAGCCAGGACGCCCGCGTCCAGGTCGAGTGCGATCCGCTGATCGAGCGCACCGAGTATCGGCGCTATTACAAGACCGCCAAGGGCTTTAGCGGGCGTAACTGCGAGATGTTCCTCGGCCAGTTCATCAGCCTGATTGCGCGGGAGCGTATCCCTGCAAAAAAGGCTATTGAGTCCGCCCGCAAATTGGAGTTCTGGCACGTCATCGAAGACCACTACCTGGCCAAGGGTTGGACTCGTCGCGATCTGGAAAGGCATATACACAAGCTGATGTGTGATCGGTATCTACGGCGGGGATACGCGATCTGATGGCGATCACCAAGCTTGAGGATGGCCGCTGGCTGGCCGACGTTGAACCGATCAAAGGCAAGCGCTTTAGGAAGCGTTTCAAGACCAAGGGCGAAGCCCAGCGGTTTGAGGCGATGGTGCGGACGAAGCATGCGCGACAGCGGGAGTGGAACCCCGTTCAGCAAGATAAGCGACTGCTGTCGGAACTTATAGAGCGTTGGTATGAATTGCATGGGCACTCGATTACCAGCGGGAGGCGTCGTAAGAATCTGCTATTGCTGATCGCGTCTCGCCTAGGCGACCCGGTAGGGCAGAGGTTCACCACTGCTGATCTGGTCGCGTTCAGGAAGCGTGAGTTGGAGGAGGGCGCCTTACCTAGGTCTATCAACGTTCGCTATTCGTATCTGAAAACAGTATTCACCGAGCTTCGTAGGCTCGGCGATATCGACTATCCGAATCCTTTGGATCGTCTCAAGCCGTTGAAGCCTCAACAGTCGGTTGTATCGTTCCTGTCTAAGGATCAGGTAGCGGTGCTGGTGTCAGCGCTCCGGGACTATTCGACCTTTCCCCACTTGGCATTGATTTCAGAGGTCTGCTTGGCGACGGGGGCTCGCTGGTCGGAAGCGCAAGGGTTGACTCTGCCCATGGTTCGGGATGGATCGGTGGTCTTCTCCAATACCAAATCAAAGCGTGTTCGATCCGTACCAATCTCGACAGACTTGCAGGCTCGACTTGAGAAATATTTCGCCGGTCGGAATCGCTTTCCCTCTTGTCGGGAGGCGTTTGCACGGATGGTGAAGCGTTGCGGTATCGTACTGCCAAGAGGGCAGTGCACCCATGTGCTACGCCATACGTTCGCTTCCCACTTCATGATGAACGGTGGAAACATCCTGGCGCTGAAAGAGATTCTTGGGCATTCGTCGCTGAACATGACCATGCGCTATGCGCATTTGTCGCCGGAATACCTGCGGGACGCTATTCGACTCAACCCGCTGGCGGATTTCGACAGTTCTTCGACACTTGCCGAGACGTCCTAG